CTACAAGCATAAAGAGGTATATGACATAAGCGAAGAACAAGCGTTATACAACTTCTATGAGCAAATGATAGCAGGAGACACCGCTGACAACGTCAATTACTTTATGGGAAAAGGGAAGCGATTTGCTGAGAAATACTTTGCAGATTGCTACACTAAGTACCAGTACACAAGAAAGCTCTATGAGCTATTTCAAAAAGAATACAAAGGGAAGGCGCGGCAAAAATACGCTGAGTGTTACCACCTTTTAAAACTAAGAATTGATTAATGAAGAACCCTACACCAATACAAATTGGAAACGAAGTCAAAAGACTAGCAGGTATAGACGTTTACAGAAACACAAGGGCCGCACAATATGTCGAGTACCGCGCTTTGATATGTTTTATTCTAAGGGATAAACTACAAATGAGGTGGACATACATAGCCAGTTTCTTTCAATCACAGGGAAAGCATATGGACCACGCCAATGCGATGCACTTGGTTAAGATGTACCCTATTTACAAGGTGTATAATAAAAAGCTACAAAAGCTAGAAGATAAATTCTTTTTCACAGCCAATGTTCCATTTGATGAAATTGATAAGATAAAATACCTAGAAAAAAAATACGTCAGGTTGGAAACAGAATTTTTAGATTTAAAAAACAAATTTAAAAACCCATTGGTAAACCTAGTCTTAGATGTTCCAACACACAGAACGCAGGAAATGAAAAGCAAGATAAAAGCAATAAAAAGTACTTGGCTTAAAAACATAAGGTAAGTGCACGACATATGAGGGGAGTGCGGACAGTTTTTGTGCTAGGAGTAGGCAAGGATTAAAATGCTCCCTTTATACATAGCGGGGTGGTTATACTAATTAATATTAGTCTTTACTTGGGGAAGTATCCACCCTGCTTTAATAAAAGAGAGGGGCGGTTCACTATAAATTAATCCCTTGTAGGGAAACACTTTTGGTTAAATACAAGCTGACCCCTCTTTTTAATATTTACAAAACAAAAAAAATAATTAAATTAAACACGTTATATAATTATGATAGAAGATGAGATTTTATTTATTGATGCTAAATGTAAGCACAAAGAAATTATTTATCATTTTACTGATATAGTCTTTAAGTATCAAGGAACAATGCAGTATTGGAATTTTTTAGAATTAAAGAAAAAAAGAAAGATTTTAGAATCAGTACAACTTTATGATATAAAAATAAAGGCAAGACTAGGTTTTGCAAATAAGTCTAAATCATATACATCAGCAATAAAGAATAACAAGGAAATAAGAAATCAAATTACAGGACAGTACAATTAATATATAATAAATATGATACAACAAGTTAAAATAGGAGAGGTATTTACTAATCCTAATAATCCAAGAATAATAAAAGATAGTAAATTTAAAAAACTTTTAAAATCAATTAAAGAGTTTCCTGAGATGCTAAAACTACGTCCTATTGTAGTTAATAGTGATATGGTTGTACTTGGAGGTAATATGAGATTAAAAGCCTGTATAGAGGCGGGACTAAAGGATATTTATATATTAAAAGCAGAAAACTTAACAGAGCAACAAGAAAGAGAATTTATTGTAAAAGACAATGTTGGTTTTGGAGAATGGGATTGGGATGTATTAGGTAATGAATGGGATTCTATTCAGCTTGAGGAATGGGGCTTAGAAGGATTCCCTTTTGATGAAATACCAAGTGATGAAGATTTAATAGGAGATGAAAAAGAGAGTAAGCCTTCTATAAAAATAACATTTAATAATATAAATGACTTAGAAAATGCTGAACTTGACCTTAAAGATATTCTTGAAAAATATAAAGGCTCTTTTTATTCAGTATCATAATGAGATTAGAAATAGCATCACACAAAGCAATTAAATATGCTTGTCTTAATTTTCACTATGCTAGAGCAATTCCTGTAACTCAAGTTGCATTTAATGTTTATAATAAAAATAATGAATGGTGTGGTTGTATAACCTTTGGTGGTGGTGCTAATCCCAAACTAGGAATGTCATATGGATTAGTAGGCGGACAATTCTTAGAGTTAACAAGAATGGCTTTAAATGGAAAGCAGGAAAGTACAAGTAAAGCAATGTCAATTGCAATTAAATTAATTAAAAAGAAATATCCTTTAGTTAAACTTTTATTTAGCTATGCGGATAAAGGTCAAAATCATAAAGGTATAATCTACCAAGCTACAAATTGGTATTTAGTTGATGAGAGTGAAAGTAGCGGTATAGAGATATTTTATAAAGGCAAATGGAGACACGATAGAATTAAGTCAAGCATACCTAAAAAGATGATAAGTAAAATCCCTAAACGAAGAAAGTCAGGAAAGTATAAATACATATATCCACTAACTGATAAATTAAAATTAATTTGTGAAGAAAAGAAGAAACCATACCCAAAAAAATAACCCCCTAGAAATAGAGGGTTAAACTTAGAGCGATGAGGTCGATACGAACGCCATCTTTTGACTGGAAGCCAAATGTGTTACTTTTACACTACCATCGCATATTAAAAACGAATTTAGTTAAAAATTATTATATGAACAAAAGTAGACACATAAAAAAGGAAAGCCTTTTAAAAGCATTAGAACAGAGTTTAGGCATTGTTACAGTAGCTTGTAAGAAAGCAGATGTGCCACGCAGTACATTCTATAAATGGTTAAACGAAGATGACGAGTTTGCTAAAGAGGTTAAGGATATTGAAAACATAGCTTTAGACTTTGCAGAAAGCCAGTTACATAAACAGATATCAGAAAACTCAACCTCAGCAACTATCTTTTACCTAAAGACAAAAGGAAAGAACAGGGGTTATGTAGAGCGACAAGAAATAACTGGCGTTGAGGGAATGCCCACTAACTTTCAAATTGAGATAATTGGTTCCGCAAAAGATAAAGACTAATGTTGTCTATGAGCATTTAATAGATAACGATAAAAAGATTGTAGTTGAACAAGGTGGTACAAGGTCGGGCAAGACCTATAATATCATCTTGTGGATTATATTCCAATACTGCACAACAAACCAAAACAAAATAATCACAATCTGTCGTAAGACTTTTCCTAGTTTACGGGCTACGGTTTTGAGAGATTTTATAGGCATACTACAAGCCAATAATATATACAGCGAAAAGTTTCACAATAAATCTAATTCAGAGTACCACCTGTTTGGAAACCTTGTTGAGTTTATATCATTAGACCAACCCCAAAAGATAAGGGGTCGTAAAAGGGACTTACTTTTTATTAACGAGGCGAATGAATTATACTTTGAGGACTGGCAACAGTTATTATTTAGAACACAAGAAAAGATAATCCTTGACTTTAACCCTTCTGATGAATACCATTGGATTTATGACAAGGTGTTACCTAGAGAAGATTGCGCCTTTTTTAAAACCACTTACTTAGACAACCCCTTTGTTGAGGATTCTATTATACAGGAAATAGAACGCCTTAGAGACACCGATGATGAATATTGGCAGGTATATGGGTTAGGGGAAAGAGCAGCCAGTAGGAGTACGATATTTAAGTATACAGAGGTAAATCAAGTTCCAATAGATGCCGCTTTAATTGCTTACGGAATGGATTTTGGTTACACTAATGACCCGACCACCTTTGTAGCGGTATACACTCAAGGCCATAACCTTTATGTCAAAGAACATTTGTATAGAACGCAAATGACCACACAGGACATCAACCTGTTTCTAAGGGGTGAAAACCTTTTACCTAACCCTATCTATGCTGATAGTGCTGAACCGCGTTTAATTAGTGAGCTAAGACGTATGGGACACAATATACTTCCAAGCATTAAGGGGCGTGATTCTGTTAACGCAGGTATTGATTTGCTAAAGCGTTATAAAATTCACATACTAGCCAGTTCAACAAACGCAATATCTGAGTTTAGAAACTATAAGTGGAAGGAAGACAAAGCAGGTATGCTCATAAACACCCCTGAAGATAAACATAACCACATCATTGACCCTTGTAGGTACGCTACATACTCTATTCTATCAAGGCCAAACTTTGGTAAATACGCACTCCATTAAAATAACTTATTAAATTTATTGTTTATTAAATAAATAGTTATATATTTAAGTATTACTAAAAACAGACATATGAAAACATTTAAAAAGTACAGTCAAAACCTAAAAAGGGTTGGCAATGAAATTAAAAGTTACAATACAATTGTCGCAAGGATTGAAGGCAATGACTTACTTCAGTTAGGTTATTGGTCACAAACCACACAAAAGCACATTAATTATGTAGCTGATGAGTTAGACCTTATTTTAATAAAAGAATAATATGGAAACTACAAAGCCATCAAAGCCACTAGCATCTTATGTGGTTTCAATCAATACTAACCTAATGCAAATAATCAAATAATATG